AAAGTTGATTTTGCAATTTCTAACCTTTTGTAAATAGCCATTTGAGTAAATGCATCGCCATTTAATACTGCGTGATGCAGTTGTTGTTCTAGGGTTTTAATTTCTCTGCTTAAAGTTGTTCTTTGTGTAACCATTTTTGTTCTGTTTAAAAAGGGAGGTTTTATCCCCCCCGTTAGTTTTTATATTTTTGCTAGTATTTCCTCGTTAGCTTTTATTATTTTTTCTATCTCTGATTTATCATTAAAAAACAAATCTAAAATCGTTTTATAAGATTTAATAGTAGACCATTCTTCATCTGTTAAATCGTAACTTTTATCTTGCCATTTATCTAATAAAGATATTAGCATTCTGTAAGTTCTGTTGTTACTTTTGTAAGCTTCTGTAATAATTGCTGAATTTTTCATTTTGTTCTGTTTTATTTATTAATATTAAACAAATATAAACAAAAAATTTAATAACTAACTATAAAAGACAAAAAAAAAGGACTAGAAATTAATCTAGCCCCTTTTCATAGGTAACAGAACAGAACAATCAAATGTAGTCAATTACATTGAATCTACAAAGTTTTTATATCTTTTTATCATATCTTCTATTTCAAAGTTTGATAGCTTTATTATTTGTTGTGCTTTAATGCTTAATCTTTCTGCAGTTCCCTCACCATATTTTGCATCTAAGTTTACAGAAAATTTGTATTGTTCCCCATACTTAAAAACATTACATCCTGCACATTGCACTTGACAATTTATTTCATCCCACCTAGTTGAATAATGTTTACGTGATTGAAAATGACCATTTTGCAGTTTTTTCCAATGATCTACTTTTCCACAAGTAAAACAGGTAGCCTTTTCATCTACTGAATTTTTAAGTCTAATATATTGACTAAATACAGTATCTAGCTTTTTAACTAATTTACTTCTGCTTACTTTTTTATTCGATGGCATTATCTAAGATCTGTATAATATGCCTGATTTCACTTCTTTCAAACTTGCCTTCTACTTTACTATTATATGTTTCAAATTTAATTGAATACATATCTTTTTCTTCTTTCTTGTCCTCTTTGTAAAGGTGGTTTACATCTAATTTGAATTGCATAATTTTAAAATTTTGATTAAAAAGTTTTTTTTTCTAAAATAAAAATATAAACTTAGCATTTTTTTATTAAAGTATATTATTCAAATATAATAATTAAAAATAAATATAATAATAATTAAAAATAATAATTAAAAATAATATTAAAATAAATATAATAATAAAATAAAAATAAAGACTTAGGAATTATAATCAATAATTACCTGTTAATTGATTTAAATTTTTCAACACCTCTACTGCCAAAGTATGCTACATAAACAGTAATTAAAAGTGATTTAAGTAAATCAATCCATTCACTATCTACTCCAAATTCAATATTTAACGAGTCTAACAATATTAAAAAAACCATTGATACAGTTAAAAATATTAATGTTAGTGGTCTTGTGTTTTTAGATAACCAACTATCAGACAAATTATCTGACTCCCAACGTTTAGTAATCTCCTGAATTTCTATTGTATCGATTTTAAGCAGTTCTAAAGCAATATCTTTGTCATCCTTTGATATATTACTATCTTTTTGAATTAATACCTTAGCCTTATCTAAAATACCTGCAGTTGGTATTACGTCACCTATTATACCAAATATTTTAGGTGCAATACTTTTTAAAAATTTACCAACCCTAGTTTCAGAAAATTTTTTTTTATTCTTCATCTTCTTTGTATGGATCTATATTGCTCCTGTCTAATGCATTTGCCCATTCTGATTCATCTGCGTAATAGTGTACCTCTGACCATTTTGTTTCCATTACTTGTTTAGAGCCTATATCCCCATAGCTTAAAACTTTTTTATTATCATCATAAATAATAAACCAAGTCCTTTTTTCAGGATAAGATAATTTTGTATTCCCCATTTTTATTTTATTTATATTCCACCTCCGTCAAGAATAGTCCAACCGTAGGTATTAATTAATGTATTTCTTGCAGTTTCTGCTGCACTTCCTAAAGTAAATTTACTTGTTCCAAAATTAAATAGTATTCCATTTGTTATAGGTGATTGTGATGCCCAACTAACTAATAAAGAGTCATAATTTGCAGTAGATAAAGTTGCTGCATTTAAAAATTCATTCCCTGCATTTGGAACTAAAGACAATCCCGTAATATCCCAACCGCTTAAATCTTGATTGAAAACTGTATTTGATTTAAACAACCTATAAAAACTTGATGCATTACTTGTGTCCCAATTTGATACATCACCATTAAAAGAGGTAGCACCGCTAAACACACTATTAAAACTTGATAAGCCTGTAACATCCCAATAATTTAAAGGTTGATTAAAAGCTGCTGCATTTGAAAACATTAAGTACATACTTCCTACATTACTAACATCCCATTCATTAATATATTGATTAAAAATAGTTGCATCCTTAAACATTCTCGACATAGTTGTAACATTGGAAACATCCCATTTACCTAAATCTCCATTGAAATTTGATCTACCCTCAAAAGCATTACTCATTGACGTAACTTGACTTACATCCCAATTTTGTATTCTACCATAAGGAACTAAGTTGTAGTCTCCGTCAGGGTCTTGTAAAAGAATATCTGTTATGGCTTGATCAAAAGTTAAATCAGTCAAAGGTGTGTTTAGTTCTTTTAAATCATAATAAATACTTCCCCAACCTATTTCTTTAGGGCTACCCCACCAAGTCGTATTATAAATCGTTGCCATTGTTATTTATTTTTATTTAGTAGATACCATTTTTGAATTGTATATCCTATTGTTATGCTTAATAAAAGTATTTTTAAAGTAATGTCTATATTGGTCATTGAAATTCCAAATGTTCCTGCATTTATTAATATTGTTTTATAATCTGTAATCATTTCTTATCTATTGATTTTAGCTTCTTAGAAGCCCAATTAATACCTGATGTTCCACCCCAACCTAACCAAGCTACATAACCATTGTCTTTCCAAGGTGTGCTTTTGTTTTCAGGGCTTACTTCTGAATTTTTTTTATGTCTTTGAAATGCTGACATTCTAGCAATGGTTTCTCTGCTGATGTTTTTTCCTTTTGCTAATTGGTTTGCTCTCACCCAACCTGTTCTAGTCATTCCCTTTACTTCGCTGCCGTATTTTTCTCTCCATTTTAAAACTTTATTAGCGTTATTTTTAGCTGATTCAGGATAGTCATTGTAAGTTTCTAGGTTAATTTGATTTCCCTCAAATGACCTGTAACAAATTGCTATTGCTTCTGATTTTTCGTGATACTGCATAACTTTTGGAACGCAACGCATCATAAAGTCTTTCTGCTTTTCTCCTATTTTTTTATTTGGTATCGGCATATCTGTAATAAACTCCTTTTCTCTTAATTACTAAAACTTCTTTTCTATTGTCTTTTTTTGACTTGTAAGAAATATGCAACCATTTAGGCTCTGTTCCAAATTCCCAAATTAACTGATCAAAATCTAGGTTATCTTTTATGTAGTGAAACATTTCAAGATTGGTTTTGCCACCCAATGAAGTAATATCTATTGCATTTCCTGTTAAGTGACTAGATTTTCTACTGCCACCTAAAGCAGTATTTAATTTTTCAGAACGGTAAAAACTATTTACTTTTATAGGTACTTTAACCCATTCTCTTAATGGCTCAAATAATTTTTCTGCAACCAAATTCATATTTTTAACCTGATCTTCATTTGGTTTATTTTCAATACCAAATTGACTAGCATATTTTGAGTTAGTAGCTTCTTTAAAACTAATATGTTCACTAATATTTTTTTTCGCCATTGCTTAATTTTTTTGAATTAATGCTTTTTATTTTTTTTAGAAAAATCTCTAACTTTTTTATATTTTTTTGTTTTGGTTTATACCTCATAGCACCCACCCATTAAAAGTAGCATCATAACTAGGATAAATATCGTCATTTGTGTTGCTAGTATATTCAGGATATGTAGTTTGATTAAAACTCATAAAATCAATAAATCGCCTTGAATACCATTCTGCATTCGTTCTAGCTTTTTCTACTAAAAAATCTATTTCGTTTTTATCTACTGAGACTGAATTTTCTGACGTGTGTTTAAACACTCCACCTTGTTTGACTTGGTATGCAGCAAATGGATAATAATTAGCCTGTGAATACCAAATTAACATTGGTACAATATAGTCATCTAAAATTGTTTTCCACCTTGCATTTGCAGGGTCATCAATATTCGGAATAGCTGCACTCAAACCATTATAAAGATCTGTTCCCATTATTTGTTGAACGTCTATTTCCTGTGCTATCTTGACAAACTGTATAAACTTGTCCGTAGAAATATTTCCGTCCATTATGGAGTTCCTGACAAGGTCTGTTCTATTTATGAATAATTGTGTCGCCATTTATCTTCTTTTATTAGTTGGTAAAAATCCCTCGTTCGGCATATCAATAGGTCGCTTTGCAACCAACTCACTATTCTTTTCAGGCTTAAATCCTGCCTTTCTAGCTTGGTTTACACTGATAGTAGGTGCTAGTGGACTATTAATGTCAATATTCCCTTTTCCTTTTCTCATATACGTTTTACGCATCCAAAAGTGATGACACGCACCTCCGCCTTTATAAAACCAAATTGAATAGGTATCTGCACCTTTAGCACCCCACCCTGCATTTACTGCCTGTTTGCTCATCATTTCAATATCTTCTTTGCGATATATTTTTTTAGCTGCTACCATTTTCTGACAAAAGTCCCTAGTAACATTTTTACCGTCTTTATCAAAAGTGTCTTTTAATGGTGCATATTGATAACGAACTTTAAATTGAGTTCCGTCTACTGTTTCATCTTGGCTGCTTTTTGCATTTGGTCTTGCAGTTCCTGTTGATACAAATTCCCATAATTTAGAAAGTAGGCTTTTACCTTTTGTATTTAATTGGTCTATTTGATAATTAAGAGCATCTTCTGTTTCATAATCAACTTTCCTTTCATCAATTAGTTCCCATTCAGACAAATCTTCATCTTCACCAAAAGACTCTAAAGTAACTTCCTCTAATTTTACGCAATTTGGAACTTGCTTTCCGTCTTTTTCTTTCATTCCTCTTTGCTCGTAACCGTCCCAACAAGGTGCTTTTAATTCTTCGTGAGAAACGCAAGGCATAAAATATGTAACACCCTCTACTTCGTGTTCGTGATAACCACCGCAACCCATTTCTTCAGCTACCTTTTCAGCTTCCTCTTTAGTTGCGTATGCCTGTTTTCCGTCAATCTTTTTTAAATTGAATTTTTGCATTTCAACCCCTGTTTCTTCTTCAATAGTTTCTTTATCCTGAATTGATTGGTCTATCTCTGTAAATTCTAAAGGTTGTAAGGTAGTAAAGTATAGATTTAAGCTAATATTATTGTAAGCTAGTATCTTATCAAAATTATCTATTAAAAGTTCCTGAAATGGTCTTATAACGGTGTTATCCATTAATAAACTTGCAGTCTTTATTTCGTCTGCATTATTTCCTAGACCTGATTGGTCTTTTATACCTAAAAGCATAGGTGAAACAATCCTGTGAGCAACCATTATTTTTTTAGTTGATTCCTCACTTAAAAATTGATATTGATTATGAGCATCACTTAACTGTACAGGTGTTATTTCTGCCTGACTTTCTTTATTGTCATTAAAGGCTAAACTGAATTTTCCTGCATT